TTGTATCATCTGCAGGCCTTATAGATTTGATCCATCCCGATAGTATAAAGGGCTACTATCACCATGAAAAGAAAGCCTACTTCAAATTCAAAATGTAGCAGGGTAAATATAGAAAGCAAGGTAGACTGTATGCTGAATAGATCCTGCTTTGAAGGTGTGAAACTCTTGATTATCTTTTTCATTTTTTAAATTTTAGAAAGCCATTGTAAATAAATTTCTGTAGCAATTTGTGCAGTCATTACCGGAGGCACAGACATTCCAATCAAATATTCTGGTTTATTACCTTTAAAATCGTAGTCCTTCGGATAACTACCACAAAGACAAAGTTCATCAAAGTTCCTAAATCTTGGTCTATCAAATAGCACGCATTTATCTCCGCCTGTTATGGTATTTGATACTTTATCCATATAAAGATACTTGAAGGAAAAATGACTATTTTCACTTTTACCCATTCTTGCAGATGATAGACTAAAATCGATATCTCCATCTTTCCTAATATCCCAATATTTTTGACAATGATCTAACAAAGGTCTATCCATGTAATCTTTAAAAACTTTTTTAAAAGGTATTTGAGGCTCTTGAAAATCTAGTTTTAATTTTGGAAGAAATGTAAAAAAATCAACTTGCTCAAGGAAAGGCTTTGCAAGATCTTTTCTCAAGCAAATAAAAAATACTCTTTCCCTTCTTTGTGGTACTCCCATTTTTGAAGCATCAAGTAACCAATGCTGGCAATAGTATCCTGCCTGGTCAAACTCCTTATAAATCTTCTTAACATACTCAATAGCATTCCCTAGAAGTAAGCCTTTTACATTCTCAGCCACTACTACTTTTGGCTGCAGTTTTTTTGCTAGATCAATAAAATCAAAAAACAAAGTATCAAGGACTTGATCAGCCTGGCCTTCTCTAAATTTCTTTTCCTTACCCCAATCGGATTCCCTATTCCCTGCCATAGAGAAAGAACTGCATGGAGGTGATCCATCTAATATGTCAAGGCTATAAAGTTCTTCTGGAAGATCATCTCTAAGTTTGAACGTTTGGATACCCTCAAGAAAAGAATATTTTGGATTGTGATTTGCCTTGTATGCTTCCATCATTTTACGATCAATCTCATTGCATCCTAGTACATCAAAGCCGGCTAACTTGTAGCCCATTGTAGAGCCTCCACCGCAGGCAAAGCAGGAAAAAACTTTCCCTTTATCCTTAGTGAATACTGCATCCTTTAGATTCCATTTGTACGAGAATCTGTGCTTATTCTTTTTCATTTAGAATAGTGTGGTTTGAATTGATGGCATATAACTTGAATCATACCTTTGATTATCTCCTTTTGGATAAGGTAAAATTTCATAAGGAATCATTCCTTTCATTTTTTTAACTTGATTTTTATTTCCTAAAAAAATAAAGTACCTATGTTTTCTTGGTCTTTCTATTTGAATCAGATCATCACCAAATTTATTTTTAAGCCATTCTACTCTATTCTCCTGACCTCTACTCATATCCATTATAGTACCGTTATGAAGATGCTCCATTCCTTTCACATAGTAATCTTTGAAAGGTATAGATAGACCTGTATAGATCCAATTTGTGGCCTGATAAATATACCCGTGATGATTCTTTGAAGTATCTGCATAACTAACCAAAACCAAAGGAGTAGGTAGGAATTTAAAGGATTGAGAAACAAAGAAGGAAAGAGTATTTTTCTCAAGTCCATCATTTACTACTAGCCTATTTAATTCCATCAATTTAAATTCTCCATTCCATAAATTTCTAAGGGTTGAAGATACAGGTGTTCCATAAGATACTACTCCCTGAAGAATAGAATCACTATCATATAGTCCGAAAGAGTACTCAATAGGAGGCAATCTTTTTGCGTAGTGCTTTTTGAGAAACCACTCCCTGCACAAATATGAGTCAATAGATCTAACCTGATATTTTTCTTTGATATTACCCATTTTAAAATGGTGTTATAGTTTCTTGATTGAATTCAAAATCTTCTAGCCCCGATCTATGGAACTTCTCCACTCTTGGTTCAGGTACTGCTTGAGCCTTTGCATTCTCAAAGTAGTCAAAGCCATCCTTCCCCATGTACCTATTTTTCTTTCTATTGAAGTCTATCTCAATTTCAAAAGGTACACCTACCAATTTCTGTTTCTTGATCTTATCCGTTTTGATGATGACTGTGGTATCATTCGGATCTGTGGCTCTGTTAGGTCTCCATACAGAGATTGAATTATCTGTAGAGTCTGCAAATGTTCCACCGCCTTTGATTTGGTATAGGCTAGGTGGAGGGTAGTTTCCATCCTTCTCCTTCCTAGGTGTAGTCTGGTGCATGACTAGGTGATAGGATACATTATTCTTTCTAGTGAAGTTGATTCGATCCATCATGAACCTAGAAGCGTACAGGTGTTCTGGCTCTCCTGCTGTCATCTCGTGCCGTATCTTGATGTACGGATCTACCACCACCGCCTTGACATCTTTCTCCCAAACTAGGAATTCAAATACTGATTCAATCTGCTCAATGGTAAAATCAGGCACCCCATTCTTTTCTGGATAGACAAAGTAGAAAGAGTCCTTCACCATGTCAAAAGCCTTCAAGTATTCCTGCTCAGATACATCAAAGTTCTTGTAGAATCTATCCGTGCTTTTTCCAAGGATAGTGTGAATGATGTCATCAAAGAACTCATCCGGAGGGTAGTTTTCAGGGCTGAAAAAAGCGAACTTCCAACCTTCATTTATTGCTTTTAGAACACAAAGAAAGATCAGGAACTGAGACTTCCCTTCATTGTTATATCCTGTCCACAGGTTGAATTCTCCTGCCTTCCAAGACCACATTTTATTCTGAATACCTCCACTACTGATTTGATCTATATCCCTCACATAGGTCTTCGATCCTGCCTCCTTACCTTTCCTGAAGTTTTGAAGCATTGAATCTCTCTGCCCTGCAAAGGTTTTGATAGATGCCTCGCAGAATTCCAGGTCAAAGGTCTTATCTGATTTCTTTTTCATTCAGCAAAGTGTTTATCTATATTCTCTTTCATCTCTTGGTAGGCATTATTTCTTTCTGCTACATCCCTGAACCATTGCTTCTCAAATTGATTCCTGATCCTCATTTCATCTTGAAGCATCAAGGTAGTACCTTTTACCTCATAATCCATGATATTGATTAAATTTATATACTTTTTTTGTAAGGAATAGAGCCTCTTCAAGTTGACTTCAATCAATGCCCAGTTCTTAGTCTTCTGTGCCTGTACTATCATTCCCCAAATATCCCTATTCAGGTCATTCATTTTCTGTATGTCTTTCGCTTCCATTACCACCAATTATCCTTAATAGTTGACTTTGCATACTTAGGCTTATGTACTTCTTTGCTTTCGCTGTATCCTGTGCTTGCATTATTCTTAAGGTACAGATTGAATGAGTTCTGTGCTTTGTTGATAGTCATTGCTTCTCCTTCCTTCAGGATCTTCCAATTCTTAAATGCTTCCTTTACCTTCTTTTCATCTAGGTTATAGATATACTGCATTCTAATAAAGAAAGATCTTTGCATTGGCTTTTCCTTACCCATCTTTTCTTCTACTTCATCCAAAGAAATCAAAGTCTCTTTACTTATTTCATTCTTTAATTCTTTTACTTCTTTAGTTGGTTTCACTTGCGTTTCACTTGCGTTTCGTGTGCGTTTCACTTGCGTTTCACTATCGTTTCGCTCACCTTGGTAAGTATCATATTTACAGATAGTTAGCCGTGTTGTAACAGTTTCGCTTTTTAGTACGATCATTGAATCTTTTTCAAGCATTTTTAAAAACCTCAAAACCTTAGACTTATTGATTTTCCATCTATTTGCCCAAGTTTCATAGGAGTAAATTACCTCACCCCTATTAACTTCTAGAAGTTGACCCTTGATCAAAACCTTCTTTGGTTCTATGTTAGCCGACATCAAAATGTCAAGCCACCATTTTAAATACTCAGGCTTTGACCAGACCCAATGCTCCTGAAGTTGTCTGTGTACTTTAATCCATCCGCTCATTTT